TGAATTACAGCGAAAGCTATCCTGCTGACAACCTTGTCGAGCTCACCTTTGATCTGATGAGCCGTGGTGCTGTTGGCGTGGGTCGCACAACCGTGTCGGGTACGATCATCCCTGGCATCAACGGTGCGCCGAACACCTGATTTTTCCTCTGCATTGTTCTTTCATCAGCCCCCCAAAGGGGGCTATTTTATTGATATGAACATCCTTGAACTGCGCAGCACATTGGAGCAATTGCTTTTTGACGTGGTGGGAAGTTACACGCTTCCCAATGGACAACAACGCTCTGCCGTGTATGTGGCTGGTAGTGCTGGGGTGCCGAAGGGATGGAAAGTAACGGGGCTGGAGGTGACAATGCGCCAGTATCCCAGGCAAGCATCAAGGCCGTTGATGGGAATTGTGCAAATCAACAAAACTTGGGAGGTGATGCTGGTGAACTACACGCCAGGTTCTTCAGTGCTGGAGACTGCCATTAATCGTATTTTGCGCCACTTCCCAGATGCCCGTGCCAATTATCAGGAATATAGTGACACTGCATATGAGCAATATCGCGTGCTCATCCCTGACATTGAAACCGCTACACAATACATGCGGCCGGAATGAAGCTTTTGACAAGCGCCTGTGGCAGGGCTTGGTTTTTTAATGCGTCGTTAAGCAAGGGCACTTTGAAAGTGGGATTGGCCTGCTTTTTGCCTGGCTGTGAAAAGACCATAGAAGTGAGAAATAGGGGGAAAATATGGAGAGTGGAAGTGCCGAAAAGAGCGGTAAATAGCGTGATTCCAGTAAAGGTAAGCAATGCTAGACTCTCGATGCTTTTAGAGGGCTCACATGAGTAAATACTCATCCTTTTTCCTGGTTAGCAATACGTCCTATCAAAAGATTGGCGGCAAGATTCGCCTTCGTAAATTTGGTAGCTGGCTTGCTGAGGAGGCCTGGATCAAGGAAGAACAGGCTCAGAAGCGAGCAGTGTTTAGTCTGCGAGCTATTGAACTTGCTAAGCGCATTGCAGAGGAGAAGGGCATCCCGGAGGACGAAGCCTTCCAGATTCTGCAGGGCGTGGGCGATGGCAAAGGCGAGGTAGTGAACGACTACACCGAGGAGATGACCACCTTGATGCAGTCAATGCCGTCTAATCGCGAACAGCTTGAACAGCTTGTGACGGTGTTCATGAAAAACCGTTGCGAGGTGATGCAGGGCAAGAAGTGGGAGCCCACGCCCGACTGGTCTAATGAAGACACCAAGATGCTGCCCAAAAATTTAATTGATGAAATTGAGCGGTTTATGGTGGCGGAAGAAATGGCTGACACTGAACTGGACGAGCGTGATGAGCTAGAGGAAGAGACGGAGGAAGCCGAAAAAAACTAATTGATCGGCTTGCTGAGCAATGCGAAGCCACGTTGAACAATGCCACGGACTGGACCATGGTTTATTGCCAACTGACAGCATTAAAGCTTGCCGATCCCATTTTCCACGCATCAAACTTCAGTAGGCTGCCAGTGAAGTTGATATGGGACATTTTGGATCACAATTCCAAAACCGTCCAAAGCCGTGTCAATGCAGAAAGCATTTCCACGGCAAAACTTGGTATGGTGGTGGTGTCTGCTCTTGGCGGAAAAGGAACAAAGGCAACGGTAAGTGACTTTTTGCCTTATGAAAACAAGGAAACTGGTGGCACTGGTGGAGCCACAATTGATGCAATTAAATGGGCGCTTAAAGCCAGAAGGTTGCCGCCGCAGGTGGTAGCAATGGTGGGTGCTGAATTATCGTAAAATGCTAGATTGTAGCGAGGATGTTGTTGCTCTTTCTCTGCCGTGACATATCAAGTGAGGTTTGAGAGCAATGCTTTGCAGGTGGATAATGCTATTGGAAAACTTCTAGATGCTTTAAGTCGCACGGCAAAGAATGTGCAGCGTTCTGCAGGCGTGAGACTCAGGGAAGACGAAGTGGATAGGTTGATGGTGTTGCGCGGTGTTAGCACGCGCACTTTTGAATATGCGATGGACTGGGCTGATAATGATTTTGATCAGCAAATTATGGATGAAAAGTGGCAATGGAAAGGGCCTGAGGTGAAGACACGCCGGAAGAACGGGCAAATTGCCGGCGATCCTCGGGACATTGTTGACATGGGCACATTGCTACAAAGCAAGCGCCGTGAAACCATTAACGCTTCCATCACTGAATTCAACTGGGATGCACTGCATGCTGGCGGCGTGCATGATGGTCAAAAGCTCCGAGGAGGAGGTTCCAACCCGGCGCGTCCGTGGACAGACGAAACACTTGAAGACATTGAAGATGTGATTAAGACCATTTTTGATCGTGGGGGCAAATAATGGCACGCTATACAATTGATTTTTCAACCAATGCAGTCTCCGTTATTCGGGAGATTGAGAAGGTCAATCGCGCCATTGCTCAAGTGGCGCAAACAGGGCGCAGTGTTTCCATCAATCTGGACGCGAGCTCTCTGAAGACAAGTCTGAACACCACATTCAGGCAGCTTGACAGTGAAATAGAAAAGCTTGAGCGTAGGCTCAACAAACTGAAGATTGGTGAGAAGCCCTTTCGCAAGACTGCTGCATCGCTTGGCTACAAAGAAGGGCAAGCGCAATTAGGACGGATGATTGCGGAGCCTTTAAGGCTCCGTGGCCAAGCACAGTCGTTCACTGAAGGCTCCAGCGTTCGCCTGCAGAAGGAAATGCAGGCGCTTCAGATTGAAGCTTCCATGGTGAAGCCCGCCAGTGAGCAGTGGGCAAATTTTCAGTCTCAGATTGGCCAAATCAATACGCAACTGCAGCGTTCGCAGGAGCTTGCTGGTCGGATTCAGCTTTCTGGAAGCCTGGGGGCTATGGCCCCAGGCAGCTTGAACCAACTGGAAACAAAACTGACGCTACTGCGTTCGCGAGCCAGGGAAATTTCGCCGGACATTCCGGAATGGAAAAAGCTCAACCGTGAAATCCTCGATGCAGAGAAGAACATCGAAAAGCTGTCCAGGAAGCCCATCAGCGGCCGCCAGAGGCTTGGTGCTGCTGGTGGCGCCTTTCTCTATGGCGGCGGCATGGGAGGGGGCATTGGCAGCGCTCTGGGCGGCATTGCCGGCGGCCTTATGGGCGGCGTGCCTGGGGCCTTCACTGGAGCTGCTATTGGCCAGGCCACTGACAGCTTGATTCAGTTTGCGGCAGGCGTTGCAAAAACTGTTGCTGAAGTCAATAAATCTCGCATCGCTCTGGCTGGTGTTGTCAAGGATGCAAAGGACTACGACTTTGCATTACAGGCCGCTACGGAAGCAAGTCGGACATTCCTGTTGCCCATCGACCAAGCGACGCGGCAGTTTACAAAACTGCAAGCGAGCGTTGCTGGCGCTGGTTATCAAACCAGTGATACCAAGCAAGTATTCAACGGCATCGCCGCTGCGATCATTGCCACTGGTGGTAGCGCTGAAGACCTGAACGGAGCACTTACTGCTACTGCGCAGGTGTTTAGCAAGGGCAAGGTGACCGCAGAAGAACTGCGCGGACAAATTGGCGAGCGCTTGCCTGGTGCTTTTACTATTTTTGCGCAAGCCATTGGCAAAACCCCTGCTCAACTGGACGAGGCTTTACAAAAGGGAGAAGTCAGGCTTAGTGATTTCCTGAAGTTCACGCAAGAACTGACCAAGCGTTATGCCGAAACAGCCAAGACGTTGGGTGATGCGCCGGAGAACGCAGGCGCGAGGCTGCAAGTTGCGCTTACGGCGGCGGCAGTAGCCTATGGCGGCTTCTTCCAGCAAGTGGGAGCTGGCTTCCAGGACTATGCCACAGACCTACTGGAATTTGCTCTTAACAATGAGAAGCAATTTAAGACTTTTGTCGCCACCATTCGTGTTGCGGCGGAAGACTTTTACAGCATTTTTTCTGGCGTAATAGACGCCCTTGGTCCAATATTTGAAAACTTCTTCAAGTACATTTTTGATAATTTTGCCAGGGGCTTGAATGCCCTGGCAACGCTTGCCGACGAATCACGGCGTGCTGCTGGCGGTCCAGAAAAGAGAGCTGCCAGTGCAGTGGATGCTCTGTATCAAGGGCGCCCGCTTGAGGGGCATTTTGGTGAAAGGCGCCAGGCATATGAAGAAGCCCTGCGCGTGGAAATGGCATATGAAAAAACTGCAGACCGGCAAGCTAAAGATCGCAAATCTCGCATTGATAGCTATGTGAAGTCTTGGATGCAGCCAGCGCGTCCTCCAAGGTTTGGAGCCGGCCTGGGCCGAGGTGGTGCTCCCGGTGCAGATGGCACGGGGGCCGGCGGCGCAAAACCGAAGGTAAAGAAAGAGCGCGAAAGCATGGTGCCTCAGCTCCAGCTAGAGCTGGAGCTTTCCAAGCAGCTCTTTGAAATTGACAAGCTGATTGGCAGTGCAAGGCTTGCCGATAACACAGCGCTGGTCAGTGCGCTTGAGCTTCAAAAAACTCTTGCTGAAATTGCTAATCAGCGCAAGCAGGTGATGCTTGAGCAAATCCCGCCGCAAGAGCAAATGCTCAAGCTGCAGGATTTGAGCGTCAAGGCAGAACGCGCCATCCTTGAAAGCCGTCTCAAGCTGCAGCTTGATCTGCAAGCTGAACGCGAAAAGATGCAGGAGGACTTGGAGAAGATTACAAGCAGCTACCAGGAGGAGCTGCGTTATTCACAAATGTATAACGACTTGGTGACTAGCGGGATTAGTCCTGCAATTGCCAAGATTCGCATTGATGTGGCCAAAACTTTTGATGAGCACAAAAAGAATCTTGATACACAAATTGAACAATTGGAAGTGCAAAAGGCTTCTATTGAGCTGCGCATTGCAGAACTAAATGCAATCAAGGCAAAAACACCAATGCAAGAAAAAGAACTTGCAGACGCGAAAGAGCGCCTTCGCATTCTCATTGAAGAGCTCAAGCTGCGAGGGCTTCTTAGGGGAGAACTGCCTGGAGCTCAAGCCGGTGCCACTGCAGCGGCCATTCAGGCCGCTGGGCCAAGGCCCGATAGCGTGCTGGCCGCTGAGGCATACGACGAAGCAAAGCGCAAGTTTGAAGAGCTCACCAACCCCGTCAACATGCTCACCACGGCCGCCCAGGGCCTGGGCAGCGCATTCTCTGATGCATTTAGCCAGGCCGTGACTGGATCAATGACAGCACAGGAGGCCTTGTCATCGTTCTTCTCCAATCTGGGCAAAATGTTCATTGATATGGCTGCAGAGATGATCGCGCAGTACATGGTGATGAAAGCCATCGGGCTGATTGCCAGCTTCTTCCCTGGTGGAGCGAATATGGGTGGGGCTGGATATTTTGATCCTCTCACCGGCAGGGGCACTGCTGGCCCCAATTTTGGTCTGGCCAATGGTGGCATCATCAATGGCCACTTCATGCCCGTCACGCCATTTGCTTCTGGTGGCATGGTGACAGGCCCCACGCTTGGCCTGGTGGGTGAGGGACGCTTCAACGAGGCAGTGGTGCCTCTGCCGAATGGCAAGAGCATTCCAGTGGAGCTGGGAGGCGCCTCTGGCAATAACATCGCCACTAACATTACAGTTAATGTAAGCAACGGGCAGGCGCAGTCTCAGATGTCAGGCAGCGGCGGCAATAAGCTTGGTCGCGAGCTTGATGCTGCAGTTAAGGATGTCATTCTGCGTGAAGTTCGCCCTGGCGGCATTATTTATTCGTCTCGTCGTTAATCATGCCTCAACCCACATTGTTCTCAGGGGCTACAGCGGCCAGTGGCATTTTTGAATATGGCACTGCCGTTAAGCGAAGTGTTCGCGTTCGGCGCGTGGTATTTGGCAATGGCTACGAGCAAGTGGCC